CTATCTTGTTTTGTTAAATCATCTGAAAACATCATTTTAATTTTCTTTAACAATCTAACTCTTGCAGAAATCTCTTCCATTTCCAATCCATCTGTGTATAAAATTTCATCTCTCAACAAAGTTTTTAATCTCCTCTTAACTTCAATAAATACCGGTGAAAATATTGCACATAAACCTTTCTCTTGCCAAACTATCAAGCGTGACCTTTGGTCTGCTGGCATGTCAACTGGTACTTCTTTTAATAAAGATTCTAACTTACTATGTACTCTCAATTTATTCATACCATGTAATTCTAATCCTTCTTTCATTATTTCTTCTAATTCCCTTGCCACTTTCATGCCATCTGTTCTTTCTTTTAGCCAATTCATTGTTTCTTCATAATTAATCTGGATTTTATTTTTGTAATAACCATCTAACAATTCTTGATGTCTTTCAGTGTTTTTAAAGTAAGCCTTAACAAAATTTTCACATTCTGCTCTAACATTTATCTTCATTGTTTTTAACTTTTGTTCAGCCCCAATTCTTGTTGATGTTGCATTGAAAGTGTCATACAATTTTTTGTTAAATACTGGTCTCGCTTTTATTGGATAACTTTGCATTGCTGTTTTCTTCCATATTTTTATTTTCCCTGGTGCTTCTTTTGATTTAATTGTCATAGTTGTTGGAGCTATCATTTTATTTTCACCTATCAAATCTGTATGTTCCCAAAAATCTATCACTTCATACGGTATTATTTCTCTCACATCAACATCTAAATTCTCTTGAGTTGACGTGTCAACTGGTTCAACGTATGGCATATAGTCATTCTCAATCAAATATCCTTTTTCTGTTACTACTACAGTTTCTACATCATATAATTTTGCTCCTATAAAACTCTCATGTTCTAATTTTACTTCCTTTAATTTTTCTCTTTGAATTATTTGGTCTTGTGTTTGTAACTTTTTATAATTAGGTAGTCCACTCCATGTTGCATATTTTTCCACTCTTTCACCTTCGTCTTTTTTATACTCCATTCTGCTTAATCCGGCTCCTTTATATTCTATAGCTGTTATTTCAAAACCTTGTGAACATAATACGGTTGATTCTGATGGTTCAATGTATGCTTTATCTGCAAAATCAATCCCACTTGTTTCTAATATTCTTATTCTGAAAGT